GTGTTAAGATACGATTATTAACAAAAAGGAGAAATATGACAGAACAAAAAACACATGAACGACAAAATAGATTTTCTGGAGAATCTATTATGCTTACTGCAGAAGAAGCTGATAAACATGATTCTATTTTTTATTATGAATATCTAGCGACTTTGGAAGATAAAAAAGTCGGGATTGATGGACATTCTAAACTTTGGGACAAAGTCAGAAAAAATTTAGATTGGTTCAGAAAAAATAATGCTGAAGCATATATGGTATTACTAGACTAACTGCGACACTATGTACAATGGCGCCTTCGGCGCCATTGTGCTATTATAAGATTATGACTAAGAGAAAGAAAAAAGATAACTCAAAACCAAGCGATTATTTTGTTAATTGCAGATGTTGTGGACAGTACATTAGAGGAGATTGGCGTTCCACATTTGACAAAAGATATTGCATGGATTGTCTATAGAACTACTCCTCCTAGTAGTTAATAAACCTTGACGCAGGCGACACAATCGCCTGCGTCAATTTGACCTGCGACAAAATGTCGCGGCCTGCGGCCGCGCACATCTCGCTCGCTTCGCTCGCTCGTCAATAGAGGTACCAAACCATTCTTAGAATTTGAATTTTTTTATATAATCTGTTACACGTAGACACAAAAGGGATCCTATATACTTGTGTATATACAAAGATTTGAATACTTATAGGCTCAAATTACTTTTTGGATTTCTAAAACATAACTGAAAAAATTTTGCGGAAAATTTTTTCGAATGCACTTATGGATATAGAGAAATTAAAAAATTTTGAAAAGTTACCACCTGATGTAAGAAGAGAACTTGCCTTATACATGGCTAAGTATGATGAAAAGAAAAAGGAGTCTAAGATCAAAAATGACTTCATGTCATTTGTAAAACATGTATGGCCAGATTTTGTAGAAGGTAAACATCATAAAGAAGTTGCAGAAAAATTTAATCAAATAGCTGAAGGCAAAACAAAGCGTGTTATTATTAATATGGCACCTAGACATACTAAATCTGAGTTTGCATCTTATCTACTTCCTGCATGGATGGTAGGTAGAAATCCAAAATTAAAAATTATTCAATCTACAAACACAACTGAATTATCTGTAAGGTTTGGCCGTAAGGCAAAACAATTAATTGACTCACCAGAGTATCAACAAGTTTTTAAAACTAGATTAAAAGAAGATAGTCAAGCTGCAGGTAAATGGGAAACAGAACAAGGTGGTGAATATTATGCTGCTGGTGTTGGATCTGCAATTACAGGTCGTGGTGCTGATTTGTTAATTATTGATGACCCACATACTGAACAAGATGCAATGAATGCACAAGCTCTTGATAGAACTTACGAGTGGTATACATCAGGTCCACGTCAACGTTTACAACCTGGTGGAACAATTATTATTGTAATGACAAGATGGAATGAAAAAGATTTAGCTGGTAGATTAATCAAATCACAAAAAGAAGCAAAAGCAGACCAATGGGAAGTCATAGAGTTTCCTGCAATCCTACCATCTGGTAAACCCCTGTGGCCGGAATACTGGTCCCTGAAAGACTTAGAAGGAGTTAGAGCTTCTATTCCATTATCAAAATGGAATGCACAGTACATGCAAAATCCAACAGGAGAAGAAGGCGCTTTGATCAAAAGAGAATGGTGGCAAAACTGGGAAGGAGATTTACCTGCACTACAACATGTTATTCAATCTTATGACACAGCATTTATGAAAAAAGAATCTGCAGACTACAGTGCGATAACGACATGGGGAGTATTTCAACCTAGTGAAGATTCAGGGCCTTGTTTGATGTTAGTGGATGCAGTCAAGGGAAGATATGAGTTTCCAGAACTAAGACGTATTGCACTCGATCAATACGGATACTGGCAACCGGAAACAGTGATTGTAGAGAGCAAAGCATCAGGGCTTCCTCTTACTTACGAATTACGTAAAGCAGGTATCCCAGTAATTAATTTTACACCTAGTCGTGGAAATGATAAGCATACAAGAGTGAATAGTGTTTCTCCACTGTTTGAATCAGGACGTATTTATGCACCTACAGATATGGAATTTGCACAAGAAGTTATTGAAGAATGTGCAGCGTTTCCTTACGGAGATCATGATGATTTAGTGGATTCAATGACTCAGGCAGTGATGAGATTCAGACAAGGTGGTCTAATTCACCACCCTGAAGATTATGAAGATGAACCTTTACAACAGAAACCAAAAGTGTATTATTAGGCATTATGGCAATTCAAGAAGACGATCAAAAATTAAAAGATATGCTTAGAGCAATCGAGCTCGGTGAAATCGAAGAAGATATTTTAGAGGGAGATCCAGAAGACTACGATGATATGGGTGGTATCAACTCTTTAAAAAGAAATGCACCATCAATTAAAATGGCATCAGAAACTCCTGAAGAAGAATTTGACTTAGAATTAGGAACTGTCATAAAAGAATATAACGATTTAAAAGAACAAGGTTTAATCAGAGATATTTCTATAGAAGAATATATTGATAAGTATTTATCTAAAAAAGGAAAATCACCTAAAATGATGGCTGGCATGGGTAATGTCATGAAGTTATTTGAAACACCTTTTGGTTTTGACAGAAGTGGTTTCGAAGACATGTTAATTCAATACGAAGACAGCGGAGCTAAAGACAAAGGAATTAAACTATATGAGTTTGCAACAGGCTTTTTAGGTATGGTTAAAAAAGATACACCAAGTGATAGATCAATGGCTATGTATGGCGGCCGAATGCAGTATGCAGGTGGAAATGAAGATCCAAGAATGATTGCTGAACCACCTAAAGCAATGCAAAAAGATACTACTACTGGAGAAGGTGCAAATATTTTTAACATGTATTATGATGATCAAGATATTCCAATTAAAAAAGAAGGCGATAAATTAGATTTAGATATTGAGAAAATTAAAAAATTAATTGAGAAGAGAAAAAAAGAAAAAACAAAAAGAGCTAAAGGCGGCATTGCAGGAGTTCTGTAGTGTCTGATATACCTCCAAAAAAACCTTACACAGAAGATCAATTTAAAAATGAGTTAGATATAACTGCTAAAGTTATATTTAATAAAACACTTCCAAAAGATGATTTACTTATGATGCTTCAAAAAAATATTAAAAAAGGAGAAGATGCTGGAATCATGAGCAGTAAAGAAGCATTATCTTTTGTAAAAGATAGAATGGAATTTTTTAAAGAGTATGCAAAAGAAAACCCTATGGGGCCTCCTCCACCTAAAAATTTTCAAACGGGAGGTAGAGTAAATTTCTTAGAAGGTGGTGATACAAAATATAATGCAATGGTCACTGAGATGTATATCAAACTAGGTGGTAAAGATGGCACTGGCATGGATATCGATACATTTGCAAAAGAGTATTTTAAAAAATTTTCAACAGGCGGCAGAGTCAATTACAACGAAGGCTCCCTGGATCCTGATACTTTGGCTCTTAGAAAAAGAGTTGAGGAGTTAATGGACGATGGAGAAACCTTCGGTGATGCAGTAAGAAAAGCAGTAAAAGAATTAGAAAATGATTAAAAGGTTAACGACAACTGTGCCTCCAGAATCAGGGCCCCAGAGTCAAGGCTTGAATATTTCCTATAATACTGGTAAAACCGTCAAACATACGGAGAAAAATTATAATGGCAGATATAGACAAAGCACTTCCAAACGAACCAAGAAAAGAAGTTAACTTACCTTCTGAAGAAGAAATTCAAGAAACGTTAGTTGAAGAAGTAGAAACAGAATTACAAAAACCTGACGATGTTGAAACAGTAGAGAACGAAGACGGATCCGTTGATATAAATTTTGATCCAAACGCAGCATCACCAGAAGGTGGACAAGACCATTATGCTAACTTAGCAGAATTTTTACCTGATGAAGTTTTAGCTCAATTAAGTTCAGACTTAAATCAAAAATACATGGACTATTCTATGTCCAGAAAAGATTGGGAGAAAACTTACACTCAAGGTTTAGACTTATTAGGTTTTAAATACAATAATAGAACTGAACCTTTTCAAGGTGCATCAGGTGCAACTCATCCAGTTTTAGCAGAAGCGGTTACACAGTTTCAAGCATTAGCGTATAAAGAATTATTACCAGCAGATGGTCCTGTAAGAACACAAATTTTAGGAATTCCAACTCCAGAAAAAACTCAACAAGCAACTAGAGTAAAAGATTTCATGAACTATGAAATCATGGAAAAGATGAAAGAGTATGAACCTGAGTTTGATCAAATGTTATTTAATCTTCCTTTAGCAGGTTCTGCTTTTAAAAAAGTATATTACGATGATATGGAAAAAAGAGCTGTATCAAAGTTTGTACCTGCAGATGATTTAATTGTTCCGTATACAGCTACCTCATTAGATGATGCGGAAGCAATTATTCATCGAATAAAAATTTCAGAAAACGATTTAAGAAAACAACAGGTTAGTGGTTTCTATAGAGATATAGAACTTGGAAAACCACAAGATAAAGAAACTGATGTTGAGAAAAAAGAAAGAGAACTTGAGGGAATAACTAAAACAAAAGAAGAAGATGTATTTACTTTACTAGAGTGTCATGTGGATTTAGATCTTGAAGGTTTTGAAGATGTTAATCAACAGACTGGTGAGCCGTCAGGAATTAAAATTCCATACGTTGTAACATTAGAAGAAGGATCAAGAGAAATATTATCTATTAAAAGAAACTATGAAATAGGTGATCCAAATAAAAATAAAATTCAATACTTTGTACACTTTAAATTTTTACCAGGTTTAGGTTTTTATGGTTTTGGTTTAATTCACATGATTGGTGGATTATCAAGAACTGCAACATCTGCATTAAGACAATTATTAGATGCAGGAACTTTATCTAATTTACCCGCAGGATTTAAAATGCGTGGTATTAGAATTAGAGACGATGCACAGTCTATTCAACCAGGTGAATTTAGAGATGTAGATGCACCAGGTGGTAATTTAAGAGATTCATTTATGATGCTGCCATTCAAAGAACCATCACAAACATTATTATCATTGATGGGTGTTGTAGTATCTGCAGGTCAAAGATTTGCATCGATTGCAGATTTACAAGTTGGTGATGGTAATCAACAAGCTGCAGTTGGAACTACAGTTGCATTATTAGAACGTGGTTCAAGAACAATGTCAGCAATTCACAAAAGAATTTACTCTGCTTTGAAAAATGAATTTAGAATCTTAGCAAGAGTATTCAAGTTATATCTACCACAAGAGTATCCGTATGATGTAGTTGGGGGTCAAAGAATGATTAAACAATCTGACTTTGATGATAGAGTAGATATATTGCCAGTTGCTGACCCTAACATTTTTTCACAAACACAGCGTATATCCCTCGCGCAAACGGAATTGCAACTGGCATCTTCTAATCCACAGATGCATAATTTATATGCGGCGTATAGAAATATGTATGAAGCATTAGGTGTAAAAAATATTGATCAAGTTTTAATTAAACCAATGCAACCAATGCCAAAAGATCCAGCATTAGAACATATTGATGCATTGGCTGGCAAACAATTTCAAGCTTTTCCTGGTCAAGATCATAGAGCACACATCACAGCGCATTTAAATTTTATGGCAACAAACATTGCTAGAAATAATCCAGTGGTAATGGCAAGTTTAGAAAAAAATATTTTTGAACACATTAGTTTAATGGCTCAAGAACAGATAGAATTAGAATTTAGAAACGAATTAATTCAACTTCAACAAATGCAAACGATGGTACAACAGAATCCACAACTTCAAATGCAAGTACAACAGCTTCAACAAAAGATTGAAGGTAGAAAAGCAGTGCTAATTGCAGAAATGATGGAAGAATTTATGAAGGAAGAGAAACAAATTACTTCACAATTCGATAATGATCCTATTGCTAAACTAAGATCTAGAGAATTAGACCTTAGAGCAATGGAAAATGAACGTAAAAAACAAGAATCTAATGAAAAAATTAATCTTGATAAGATGAAAGCAATGATGAATCAATCAAATCAAGATGAAAAACTTCAACAAAACGAAGAATTAGCAAATTTAAGAGCTGATACGTCTATTCAAAAAACTATTTTAAGTAAAACTCTACCAAATGCAGATCAAATGATGCCAAAAGTAGATATAATTAGAAGTGAAAACTAAAAAATGGACAAGAAACAGAAAAAAGTTGCAAAAGTAATGAGAGAGTTTAAAAAAAAGAAGCTTTCTATTGGAAAATCTGATAAGAAAGTAAAAAATCGTAAACAAGCGATTGCAATTGCTTTGAATGAAGCAGGAATAAGGAGAAAAAATGGAAAAACTAAATAAAATAACTGATGTTAAAGTTGCAGAGCAGCAAACTGAAGTAGATCCAAGATCAAAAACTACTGCAGACAAAGCTTACAACTTAATTGGCACTGGTGGACCTGAAGAAGAAGTAAGAGGTCAAGGTGCAGTGTTAGCTGAAAAGAAAAGAA